CTTCATATCAAGAAGCTTTTGAAGGTGGTCATAAAGAAAAACTTTTAGCAGCTCAAGAAGCTTTAAATGAAGCACAGATAGATTTAAAAACATTAGGAGCAACAAAATATCAATTAGAAAACCAACCTCAACCACAACCTATGCAAGCTCAAAATCAACAACCTATACAACAAGGTCCTGATCCAAGAGCTGAAGAATGGGCTGCAGGAAATTCATGGTTTGGTCCTGATAGAATAATGACAGCTTCAGCTTTAGCAATAGATGCTGAATTAAAAGCTGAAGGATATGATCCTAATGATAATGATTTCTATAATGAAATCAATAAAAGAATGGTAACAGCTTTTCCACATAAATTCCAAGGAGAAGCTACAAAAGAACGTACTGCAGAAACGATAAAACCTGCTCAAGTAGTGTCTGGAAGCTCACGTACTTCTAGAAGCTCTAATAATAAAGTTAAGCTTACAAAAGAAGATGTACGGTTAGCTCAAAAATGGGGAATACCTCTTGAAAAGTATGCTCAAGAAAAACAAAAAACTATCAGAGCTGATGGTGAGTATACAACTGTTTAATAACGTGGGAGATAAAAACATGACAACAACTAATACACGAATAAAATCACGTACGGAAGACCAAAGAGAACTTAATACTAGAGAAGAAGAATGGACATTCGAGGAGCCTAATGCTTTAGATATTCCTAAAGCTGTTCAAAAAAAATTTGAATCAGAGGGAATGCAATTACGTTGGATTAGAGTCAGCATGAGAGGAAGTGATGACATAGCTAATGTAGGAAAGCGAGTAGCAGAAGGATGGACATTTATCTTACCTACGGAAGTTCCTGATATGGCTTCTACTTCTTTCGTGAGAGAAGAAGGTCGTTACAATGGAACAGTCAGTCGTGGAGACTTAGCCTTGGCAAAAATGCCTATAGGTAGAGCTGTAGCGAGACAGAAATTTTATGAGAATAAAGACAAACAGATGTTGGAAGCAGTTGATGCTCAACTAATGAAAGGTAATAATTCTCGTATGCCAATTTCTAACACAAGTAAATCAACAGTATATAAAGGAAGAACTCCTAATTTTCAGGAATAATTTCTTTTAACATTAATAAGGGAGAAAAGAATGTCAACTACTTTCACACCTCGTGGATTAATTCCGTGCAGGAAAGTTGGTGGTGGAGCTAATTCTACAGGTACAGTCACATGGGATGTCTTAATGACTATCGGTGACAAGATGCCTAATAATCTCTATACTGGGGATCCAATTTTTATTGATGCTGGAGGTACTATATCTAATGCTATAACATTAGTTAAACCTTCAGGTGTATTTCAAGGTTGTAGTTTTGTTGATGCTTCTGGGCAACAACAGTACAAAAAAATGTGGACAGGTGGAGTATGTGCAACGGATGTAAAAGTTCATGTACAAGCTGATCCTGATCAAACATTTTATATTCAATCAAATACATGTGTATCAAATGGAGTCCTTGGTAACAGAGTTATGAATGTTCCAGCTACCGTTTCCACAAGTGGAGACACAATCACAGGCGATTCAAGATATTTCATGGTCGCTACTTCAATAACCGTTTCAGATCAGATGCTACGTATCATAGGTAGAGCTAAGTTTGATACTGGGGTTAGCACCACAACAGGTGTAATCTCAGATACAGATGCTTTTCCTTGGTATGAAGTACGTATTAACTCACACAGAGATAATTACGTGACTGCAACTGTTTCAACAGCTTAATAGGGAGAATATATTATGGCTATAAATAGAGCTAGTATAGGCAAAGAACTCCTCCCTGGGCTGAATGCAGTCTTTGGGATCGAGTACGGAGAAGTAAATAATGAGCATCAGCCATTATTTGATATAGAAAACTCAGACAGAGCCTTTGAAGAAGAAGTACTCTTCACAGGTTTTGGAACAGCACCAGTTAAAAACGAAGGTGCTGCTGTGGGTTACGATGATGCATCAGAAAGTTATACAGCACGTTATACTGCTGAAACTGTTGCATTAGCATTTGCAGTAACTGAAGAAGCAATGGAGGATAATCTTTATGATACCTTTGCTAAGTTACGTGCTAAAGGTCTTGCAAGAGCAATGGCTAATACGAAGCAAGTTAAAGCTGCTACATTATATAATAATGGCTTTAGTGCTACAGTCGCAAACCGAATAGGTGATGGAGCTGCATTTTTTAGTGCTGCTCACCCAACAGTTTCTGCTGGGAATCAAACAAATACAGGAACAGCTGCTGATTTATCAGAAGGTTCTTTAGAAGGTGCAATTACTCAAATACAAAAAATCGCAGATGATCGTGGTATTTTGGTTGGAGCAAGTGCAGTTTCTTTACACATACCTACTGATTTATGGGCTACTGCTGATCAAGTATTAGGATCACCAGGATCTACTAATATTGCTGCACAGGTCGATGCTGCAGGTAATACAATAGGTTATCCAGCACCAGTAGCTAATACTGTTGGTGTGTTAGCGAATAGAATTAATTCTGTTCGTCACATGGGTATGGTACCAGAAGGCTTCTATATTAATAGACGTTTCTCTGATCCTCAAGCTTGGTTTGTAAAAACTGATGTACCTAATGGTACAAAAATGTTTGTTAGAACACCTTTACAAACAAAAATGGAACCAGATTTCGATACTGGCAATCTTCGATTTAAAGCACGTGAAAGATATTCTTTCGGTGTTTCTGATTGGAGAGGTTGGTACGGAAACCCTGGTGCATAACTATTAATAGAATGGGGAGGATATTAATTTATCCTCCTTATTTTTAAGGATTTAAAATGGCAACAAATATTACATCAAAATTTTTATCAGGTACAGGTGTTATAGTAACAACATCTAATATAACTAGGGTAGTTGCTTTACATGCTTACTCAACTCTAGCAGGAACATTTGCTCTTTCTGATAGCACAGGAGATAAAATAAAATTTCAAACTCCTGCAAGTGGAACATCAGATATTTACATTGGAGAACTAGGTGTTAAATTTAATGGTACTGTTTCCCTTTCTGTTCCAGCATCTGCTGGTGGTGCAGGTACAGGTAGCATGACTATATTTGTAGGATAATAAATGTCAACGTATTCATATTTAGTAACAGATATAAAAAATACTGCTGAAAATGATTCAACAGAATTTTTAGATCAAATACCTTATCTTGTAAATAAAGCTGAACTACAGCTTACAAAAGATTTAGATGATTTTGGTTTAGATGTATTTACAACTATTACATTATCAGCTAGTAATCCTATTGTATCAATACCTACAGGAACTAGAGTAATAAGAAATGTAAATTTTACAACAAGTGTTTCAAATATTAAAACAAATTTATTACAAAGAACTTATGAGTATGCTATAGATTATTTTCCATATGCTAGTGCATCTACAGGTACTCCAAGATATTATGCAAGAAAAAATAATACACAAATTTATATAGTACCAACTCCTGCATCTACACTTACAGGAGAAATACAAACAGTTGCAAGACCTGCATCTTTAACGTCAGCATCTCCAACAAACTATTATAGTGATTTTTGTTATAATGCATTATTTTATAGATGTATGTTTGAAGCAAATTTCTTTATGAAAAATTGGGAAGTAGCTCAAGCATGGGAAGCACAATATAAAAATGCTGTAGATGGTTTACGTAACCAAGCTAGAAGAACTAGACAAGATGATATGGAAACTCCAAGAAGTCCTTCTGGTGGACCAGATACTATATTACAAGGATCTCAATAGTGACAATAAGTAGATCTAATATAAGACAACAAATTATAAAACCAAACATTAAGAAAAAAAAGAAGAAGAAAATTAAAATTAAAAGGAGAAGATAATGCCAGGACCAATTACACTACTACAGTATCCTGCAGATTTACCATCAATAACAGGTAAACCTACAGGACAAGGCTACGGTGCTGCTCGCAAAGGTCCTGATGTTCATGGACCTATAGAAGATGCAGTAGTTAATGAAACATACCCACAAGGAGAATCTTTTAAAACTGAACTAAAAGAAGTTCCAAACATAGGAGTTAAGTAAATGAAAGTTTTTGGAAAGTTAATTACTAAAATGTTAAAAGGAGGATCAACTCCTAAACAAATAGCAAAAGCTGCTGCAGAAAAAGGAGGTACTAAAGAAAGTCTAAAAGCTTCTATAGCTAATTTTGTAGATCCAAATAAAATTAAAGTTGGAAACAAAATGATGTCTTTTATGCCAACTAGTCCAGCTGTTAAACCAAGTGGTAAAAGTGTAGGTTCTGGAAAATTAAGAGAAGTAATTAAAAAAACTGCTACACCTAAAAAGAAAGTAGTTACTGCAGCTAAAAAACCTACTTCACCTAAAAAGAAAGTAGTTACTGCAGCTAAAAAACCAAGACCTTTACAAGGTCAAGAAGGTGGAGCTAAAATTAGACTTGGTAAATGGCTTACAGAAAATAAAGATAAAGATGGTGCAGCTTTATATCAAGCATTTAAAAAAGATTATCCTAATGCAACAAAAGGAAATATTGAATCTGCTTTAGGAAATATTATTGATAAAAAGAAACAATCAAAAGCAAATATGATTTATAAATCTTTACCTAATGCTAATAAAAATAATCCAGGCACAACTTCTAAAAATGTAAAAAAAGCTATGTCAGGTGGTATGGTTAAAGTAAAAAGACCTATGGGTGGAAAAGTTTACGATCCTATGAAAAAAATGAAAAGACCTTATGGTGGAAAAGTATATGACCCTAATAAAAAAGTTAAACGTATGGGTGGTGGACAGATTGGACATAATGGTAATGATGAAGTGTCTCGTCTTTATACATCTCATTAGTGCCTTTTAAATCTGAAGACCAAAGAATATATTTAATGTTTAATAAACCTGAAGTGTATAAAAAATTTAAAGTACATGAAAAATTAGGTGGTGGAAAAGTTATTAAAGCAAGTAATGATGGGCAAAAATTAGTAGCTCAACAATATAGAAAAGGAATATAACATGCAAGAATTAATG